TGCCAACGCGGGTGTAATTCCCCGTAATAGTTGTTGCCGAGACATTACCACCAGTAAGAGAATCGTACATCTCCACTGTCCAAGTGCCTTCCCTGTAATCATCAAGATCATTAGCACCTGCTGACGGCACCTGCGTTGCCGGAAAGCCAATGTGATTAGTAATGTCTACCGATTGGTCTGCATTAATTGTTAGTGCAGCAGTCTTGGCCCCGACACCGGTCAGTATCTCGAGGTCACCGACCGATTCATCCCATACAAGTACTGTCCCATTCCCACTAAGCGACCAGTCATACGCTGCTGTCTGTGTAGAGCCATGAAGTTGTACCTGCGCCCCGCTACTACCGCCGAATACCTGTAATATATCAGCACTACCGGGCATACTGATTGAGTAATTTGAACCAGAGGCCCCGATAACAAGTCCTGCTGCGCTGATCGTCAGTGCTGTTGTCTTGGCTCCGATACCTGTCAGTATTTCCAGATCACCGACCGATTCATCCCATACCATGAAACTGTTGATACCAGAGCGAAATAAAATATCACCAGGTAAGGTGGCGTTTGTGCCTCCAAATAGTTGTATGTTTCCGCCAGATGCACCCACACCACCATTAAGAAGCAACGCTTTATCAGCGACTGTTGGGCCTATTGTGCCATTTGCTCCCACTCCGAGACTGATAGATGCCGGTATTTCAAGGCCACCACCGAGAGTTACCTTTTGCGCTGAGTTTATTGACAGTGCTGTGGTCTTAGACCCTACCCCTGAACTGAGTGTCAAAAATCCGTTTGACTCATCCCACCACAAAAAGTTATTTGCTCCGCTTCTAAGGAATACATCACCAGGGAAGAACGTACTGGAAGCACCGTACAACGCCATTCCACCACCTTGCAATATCCCCGCACCACCCGCAAAATGCAACGCAGCATCGTTTACTTTTTTGCTGATGCTGAAATTGGCATCGGTGACAGAGTCACCAAAACCGATGTTGCCATCAGTCAGTATTACCCGCGAAGCAGTAGCATCATCATTAATGCCAATACTGGTAAAGGCTCCGGTAAAAAGATTATCACCAGTCCAGGTGTTATCAAGAGGCAATAAGCTACCGCCAACTGTCGCAAGTTGACTAGCTACATATTGCCGCCAGTTCTCCCTCTTGGATTTGGTGTTCGGGTTTGCCATTAGTTCGCGGCTTTATCCTTTGGCGCACCATCAGCGGCAGGGACTTCGATTGGCATCTTCACAACTTCGGGACTGGAAGCAGCCTGTAGTCGGTTATGCAGGAAGGCAAGTTTGTGTTTTACTTCGGACACCTGTTCAGCCTCGCCACCTACAATATTGGCGCGGTTGATTAGCTTGAGGATTGCAACAAGATCGTTGGCATCGAGTTCGTTTACGTTAGGGTTCATGTGATTTCCTGTTTTATGAATGGATTGTATTGCAAATCACATTATACCCAATGTAGAGTGGTTGAGCTATGCGATCTTAACGGCCTTTATCCAACTGCCTTTCAAAACCCTGGTCCAGTCTGCATGGGAAACATTCTGCGCCCATTGAAATTGGAAATCGCCGCCCGTAACTCCGGTGATACATACAATCTCAAAGTTAGCTACCTCAAACACTGTTTGAATCATTGACCAATTTCCAATGGAATTACCGTTATACTGATCAAATCGTCCCTGAGGGCCATCCATCCATCCCTTAAAAGTTATGTCTGTAGTGGCAAGACCGTACTTAAAGTCAGGGTTAATAGATTCTACTTCTATTAGAACGAATAGCGATACGAGATAAGTAGTACTAGCAGCTAATGTCAGCACAAGGTCATCATCATTTTGGAGAGTAGTGCTACTGGTTACTTCTTCATCGGCGGCCTTGATTGAAAACAAACCACTGTCTACTTCGTTACCTGCTGAACCAATAATAGCGGCTGAAAGCGTTACATCACCGACTAAATCTATGGTCGAAGCTGCGTTATCACCTGCGGTGAGAATTAAACTACCACCTAAATTCGTGCCTGCGTAGTCATCACCTTCTACGATAATGAACGCACCTTGACCTGTTGCAGCACTACTACCACCTGCGAATATTAAGCGAGAATTATCGCCACTGAGTTTCATAATCGTGGCATTTGCCATGACTATGTTGCCGACAGTCAGTAAATCACCGCCAAAGGTGGCATTTTGGGATGCATCAAGAGTCAGGGCAGCAGTTTTAGCCCCTATGCCAGTTAATATTTCCAGATCACCTACTGTTTCATCCCATAGCATCCATGTATTAGCGTCATTATTGAATACCATATCGCCAGTATTAGCGTGTGCGCCACCGTACAAAATGATATTGGCTCCGAGAATCGAACTACCACCACCCGCAAGGGTGATACTCGATACATCATCAGCGTTGTAGATCACATCAGCATCGATAACGATAGTGCTGTCGAGGACAATTTGCTGTCCTGCCAGTGGGGTGATTAATAAATCAGTACCCGCTGTAGAAATTAAGGAATTGCCGTCGAGTCTCAGGTTATCAACATCAAGAATCGTGAGAGTACCCAAACTGGTGATGGCAGTTTGCGCGGCCTGGGTGACAGTTACAGCAGAGGTCGCGGTATCGGCGTTACCAGTTAATGGCCCGGTGAATCCGGTAGCCGTGAGCATTGCGGTTGACGAATCGAATGTCAGTCCTGCATTACTCTTGGCAGACAGCGCACCAGTGGCGGCAGTCGCGAATAATGGGAAGGTGGTTGTATCAGTTGCTTCATTAGCTACCGTTACCGTACCACCCGCAGCAGACAGATCGGTATCTGAGCCTGCATCATCGGTGAAGAATAAAGTTGCAGGAATTGTACTCTTAACCCACAAGTAACCCGATCCAGCAACAGGGGTGCTACTGTGATCCGCCTTCTCAAGCATGACCAGATCACCACCAAGAGCGATGTTCTTTGTTGCGCCGATACCACCGAGGGTATTGAATGATCCGGTAGACCCATCGAGTGATTCAGTAAGGTCAGTATTGTTTACGACACCTGCAAAGAAAACAGCACCACTAAATACATTTGTTGATACCCTGACCCATCGACCAGTAGTGACACCAGTTTGCGCGACCACGTTACCGGAAGTGGCGGAAGTATCGGTAGCAACCGAGTCTTTATCCCAATAGTAGCGACCACCAAGACCATCACTCGCGGTGAACTGTCCACGAACATCAGCACGTTGGAGTTGTGCGCCATCTGATACTTTCAGTTCAGTAAGGGTATCGAGGTTTTGCGCTTTTAATGCAGCATCGACAGTGGATTGAACCGCACCTGTCGTACTGTGGGTAAAGACAATATTCGCGGCACTTTGGGTATCGAGAATGCTTCCACCAATGATCGCTTCAATTTCAACAACTTCATTGAGGGTGACACCTGAAACAAACGTAATCGTATCTGAATCAGTCTCGACATAATCAACGGTTAGCAGTTGCTTAACACCCTCCACATAAACATCGGTTTGATTGCTTCCAGGCGTATAGACGAATCCGGTAATGTTGAATACCGTTTGCCCCGAGGTTGCAGTAAAGGTTTCCCGAACAATTACATTAGTTGTGGTAGTTGCGGCATCTGCCGTTCCTATTCCTCTATAAACTGGCATTACTGTTCCTCATCGTCTAATTCAAACCTGATTCTAGTCAATTCCGTACCTAGTTCAATCAATACTTCCTTCGCAGCAAGTGACTTAGTTGACTCTCTGGTAGTCAGTCCGAATGTTAATTTCTTGATCAATTTAGGATCAGTCATGGCTTTTGCGATTACTCTCGGGCCGAACAACAGTGCGGTCGTTGCCAGAATACCCTTTTTATCTACACTACCATCATCAAAAGCATCAAGCGTCAACGCACCCATGATCAATCCTGCCTGACCAAACTTGACTGCCATACCAAGACTGCCATCGGGTACTTCTTCGATTTTCCTGACAGTGTTTTTCAGCTTTTCGATTGCACTGATCTGTTCCTTGTTGAGAACCATCTGCATCGTGCGTCGTTTCTTTCCCTTCACGAAAAAGGAATTAAGCGTATTGGCAGTCAGCACCTTACCTTCGGCAAGTGAGGCAGAGTCATCGAGCATCTTTTCGATGAACCCACCTTGCATCTGCTTCCATACTTTGTCGTAGCTGATGTTTGGATCAAGTTTCGCGGCTGTGCGTAGTGCCTTCTTAACCTGCTTGATTTCAGTGTACCGACCATTAGAAAAGATATGCGCCCCGATCGCTTCGGGCGTTTTCTTGTTCTGAATGATCATTTGAGCAATAAACTTGTTGTCGAATATCTCCTTACCGCGCTTATAGAACCTACTGCTCTTTCTGTATTGGGACTGGATAAGAGAATCCCCGCTATTCTCAGCGGCATCATCCATAGCATCGGTGATCAACTTTTCATATTTGATTGATGTTGCCCGCGCCTTACCCGCACCAAGTTTTTCTTCCATTTCCCTGACTACGGTTAGCAAGTCTGATCGGATCGCGGCGGCATCACCGTAAAGCATTTTATCGTCAAGATTGGCAATGGTATTCAGCAATGCTTTTTGTTCCTGCCCCGCTATGTTCCCTCGCCGCGCGGCAACCACAAGCTGATCCTGTGCCGCCAGTTTGATAGTACGCATATCAACAGGTGCGTTATCCATCAATTCATCAACGACTTTCGTGACTACCTTTGTTATTGGTTTACCAGATGCATCAACCAGTCCGGTATTAACCAACTCCTGAACCTCGCGTTGAACCATTCTCTCGCCGACCAGGGCATCAAGTTCCTTGTACATCGACTGCGATGCAGAAATATGAGCCTGCCGACCACCGCGAGCAGTATCCAGAAACAGGTTTCCTAATTGGGAGTCCGACAAATCCACTGATCGTTTGGAAACGGCAGTAGCCGCTTCACTAACCATAGTGGTCAATGCTTCCTGTTGTTTCTTGATTGCCGCCTTGAAAACACTGGAACTAAAAAAGGCTTGTTGGGATACATCGGACAGAGTTCGGACTACAGCATTGTCGGTCAATTGCTGCACCATGAATTTACCACCGAATTCATCAAACTTGCGCCCGAGTTCAGCAGTTAGCTGATTTACTTTCGGGGTTGCTGCCTTCTTCGCGAGTTTAAGTCCACGGAAAATCATACCACCGATACCTTCGCCGAGTCCTTCTTCACCACCCGCGATTGCAATGCGCTTTAGGGCATCTTCCGGTGATTGATTTTCGGGTTCAGTACCTACAACATATTCATATACGGTTTTAGCAGTTTCACCGACTGCACCACCAAAAGCCGCAGCAGTAGTCGATAAGGCAGTACCCGCAACAGGCCCAAGTTGCGCGGCCTTTTTCATAACCGCACCCGCACCACCGATACCCCCGATCATTCTCGGAGCATCAGAAATTAACTGATCCGTGATGGTGCTTTCCTGTATATCACCGACATTTTCAACATTCGGATGGACAGCAGCAGGAACATCGACAGCAGTATCGACTTCATTATTGTAAAATTCGTTAATAATCCTGTCCCGTTCTTCGACAGAAAGATTTGCAGGCAAGCGAATCTGTTCCGTTCTGCCGTTGGGAAACCGGATAATCTCTACGTTTTGTGGCTCACTCATCTAACGACCAAACCCCATCTTCGCCCCTGACTAATCTGCCGCTTTTTCGTGCTGTCGGAGTAGCGATAAACGAAAAGTCCAGCCCTTCTGAATATTTTCTGACAACATCATTAGGGAATGCCGCAGCAAGTGACAGCTTGTGCTGATTGAATATCCGCCTGATACGCTCAACGGCATTAAACAGGGCTTTGTCAGTCTGAAACAAGCCTGAACTAAACTCCTTCTTGAATCTTTCGAATTCAGGGACGGTTACAGCAGCACCAGATCGGTTTTTCAGGGTAATATTCATCATGGTCTGTAAAGCCTGCCTAACCTGCTTGCCCTTAAAGGTTAAGGTTCCTTCGGGAGCAGCACCAGTCAAACCATAACCAGGGATTTCCTTGTTCCGTTGCAGAATGCCTTCGGCATCGCGGGTGAAGATTAAGTTCTCAATCTCCTGCAAGTTGAATTCTTGCGTAACAATCTCAGCCTTTTCAACATCATCACCGAATTCATTTACCTTAGTCTCAAACCTGATTCTTTCTCTAGTGCCTTTGGTCAGACCAGTAACAGGCTTATTAGGCTTGCGCTTATCAAACAGAATCTTGTCACCAGTTGCATCGTCGGTGACTTCGAAATAAGTTTTGAATGCAATGCCTTGAGCAACGAAAGGATCCACCGGATTCGTAGGATCATTAATCAGTTCAGTCATCATCTTTTTGGCATTAGTTGGTGGTACGGGTTTGTCTACCTCGACTTCCTTGACCACATCAATCAATGCCCTATGTCCTGCTAACGGCCCATTTGTGTAGTACTTAAACCCGTCAGCACCTTCGGTAACTTGATATTTTGGTGGGTCTTGTCTCTCTTGATCCACAACCAAATCCTCATATACCAATTCCTTCTCGCCATCGAGATAGCGCAGTCGATCGTTCGCATCGGTAGCAGTCGGACGCTTTTCGCCTTTCTTATCACGCACCAGATTACTGAATACCAGTTCCTTCTTGCCATCGGTGTAACGTAATCTGTCATTAACATCTCTATCTGTTGGTCGATCTTCATCTTCCTTATCTTTCAACAGATCAGGCCAAACAAGTTCTTTCTTACCATCGAGATAGCGCAACCTACCATTTAGGTCGGTATCTGTTGGTCGCTTGACTGTTTTGACGCTGTTCAGATAATTGAGTAATTGGGTAGCCCCTTCTATGTTACCAATTTTTTGCAATTCCCTAATAGCACTGGACAACGATTCTTTATTCTGCAAATCGACGTTCTGCATGATCTTTTCGGTATTTTTGGCGCGGGTTGCTCCCTCACCATTGCGGGACTCGTATATTTTAAGGGCAACACCAAGCGCACGAAACGGATTATCGTGCCTGCTGATTCCCAAATGCCCACGATTAGGCTGAATGATCCTGTCACGTTCCTTAGTAAGAAATGTTTCTTCGTTATCAAATATACCAGCCATTAGAAAGACCCACCCGTATTGTCATCTTCGCCACCTGCTTCGGAAGCACTACTATTGCCACCGCCATTATTATTGCCACCATTCCCACCGCCGCTATTGTTATTATTATTGCCACCAAAACTAACACCTTCAAAATCTCCGGCACTTCCCCCCAATGTTCCCGATGCGCCTGGGACGTTGTTCCCCGCATTACCACCATCACCACCATCACCGATAGTTGTAGTCAGTCCAAGTTCATCAGTTTGAGTAAATCCGGTTCCCAATGCGTCCAGTGCATTTGGATCAGTGCTGTTAAGCATATCGTTGATATCAGACTCAGAAAATCCAGTCAATTGAGACAGTTCCGCGACACCATTGGTCAGAGTATCCTGAACCCCTTCATTGAATGCATCAACTTTGGGTTGCTGAACCTGATTGATCAGTTTTGATATGGTCGGCCCGAGCAGAAATTCCGCAGCGGGGTGCAATAATCCGGGAGGGCCTGGGACACCACCATATCCACTACCACCACCTGGCCCGAATGGGGAGTTAATACCACCAGTACCAAATTCATCACCCGCACCATCGCCACCACCTGGGCCATCGTTAGGGCCAGGGCCACTACTAGCACCTGGTCCGGGTGCATCCGGTACGCTCAAACTGCCATCAAACACCTCATTCAGCACATTCATATTTGATACAAGCCACTCGTCCTGATTGGCAATAACAGTGGGTGGCGCAAAATTCTGGAACTGTCCGGTATTTTGACCGTTCTGCCGACCCGTCAACCTTGCCTGATTCTCGGCGCGTCTTGAGTTAAGTCGTTCACGCGCACTTTCCAACCGTTCAGTACGCAATGGGTTGAAGTTTTGGTCAAGAATTTCTTCGAATGTAGGCATTAGATTGTCCTGATTTCCTCATTGGCTTGTTGTCGGGAAATATCCATATTCTCCGCAACTGTTTCTGCTGATTGATTGCCAGTACGAATAGCGGAAGTATCGGAAAATGCCGTAGAGTCCTGCACCCCGATATCAGATACGGCACTTTGGCTATCAACCGTCTGATTAACAGTATCCGATGATAGTTGTGGGGCCAAATTACCCACCGCACTTAGTTGCTGCAATGACAACTGCTCAGGTTGCAGAGCATTCTGACTAAAGGCAGTCGCTTCATTAGCTAACTGGTCGCGGTGAGTGGTTGCCTGATCAAAGGCAGTCACCTGATTTTGCTTTTGTTGTTGTGCAATAGCGTCGAGCAAAGCATTTTGCTGCAAACCACCACCAGTCGAACCTAATCGGCCTTGTGAGAATAGTCGATCTTCAAGCCGTAATTGTGAATCAATACGATCTTGTTCCTGTAATGCCTCAAGCGCATTAAAGCGTTGGGCCAGGGTGTCATCGAATCCACCGGACAAAGCACCAAAAGCCTGATTGGATGCATTGAGTGAAGCATTTTGGTTTTGAGCAAAAGGGTCACTGATCTGCGATGAGAACGCGCCTGTTTCTGGATCGAACCCAACTGAACCAATACCAGACTCACCAGTAAAAGCACCTGTTGATACCGAACCCTCAGTTGTACCGGATGAAACCTGTTGACCAGCCGCAAGTCTCTCGTTGTCGGTGAGAGTCGTTCCACCAGTTAATGTACTGGCATCCTCTGTTTCTTGGCTTGCGATATTTTGGGTTTGTTGATTAACCCCAATATTTACGCCTAATTTTTCAACATCGGTATCACGATTGATATCGGCCGGATTATCTGGATCTTCACCAAATATCGCATCCAGAAAACCAAGCGCGGGCGAACCCGTATCGATTAAAGTATCTAAACCTCTGTCTATATCACCCATTACACATACCTGCCTAATTTCGCCATGACATTAAATCTCTGTAATGTCTTTTCATTACCAAATACATCGGAGTCTACGCCTATTTTCAGAACTTGCCCGTCCCGATCCATCGGCAACTTTATCCCTGCTCTATCTTGTGGTTCGTCGGTTGACGTAATCACTAGGGTTGAAAAAACATCCTCATAATCGGTAGCCCATTTAATCGTATGCTGTTCTCCCGCAGGCGCGTCAATCAAGGCAATCATGGATTTGAATATCTTCTTCCTATGCTCAAGACCCTCACCAAAATCGTTCCAAGCACCCTCATAGTTTAATTCGTAGAGACAACCACCACTACCATCTTGGGCCGCAAAATCGATGTAGTTATCATAATCCCGCGCAGAGAAAACATTCAGTGCTGTTTTGTCATAAGCAGTTACCGAATTGTCGTAAGTCATGAGTATGACCGATTTATCCACCAGGCGAGTCATGCCAGAAACGTGCATACTCCATTCGGTCGATCTGAAAGACCCATCTTCGAGCCTGCCTGCCATATCAAAACACATCACGACACCCGCTTCCTTGAAGGATAGCAGGTAGAATCGCTCGTCCTCACTGTATACGGATTTGATTGATTCCGTAGTGGTGACAAGCCCGTTAATGTAGTCGCGAACATTCTTTGATATGTCCCGCAAAGGCATGGATTGTTCTTGGATTACCCTACCCAATGTCTTAACCCCTGCATTGGACAGAAATACGATATCGTTGCCGATCGACTGAACCGAATCCCTTGCGATACACCCTGTACCACTGATAATATCCTTCAATTGCATGGAACTGATTGGATCGTCAGGGTTTTCATAAACCAGAATAGACTTCCTGCCAAACACCACAAGATGGTCGTTCCATTGGGCCAATGCTATTGCGGTATCCATGCCGTCAGGCCAATAGATTGCAAGATCGAATGATCCTGCCGAACCAGTGGCGAAATCGTTTATCAACACATCGGAGTGGCGCAGATCATTACCATCGATAATCCAAAGTCTACCAAAAGCAGAGAGAACATCGGAGCCATTAAATTGTGTTCCGCTTGCGGTGGCAAAATTACCGCTTATAGTTGTTGCGATTATCGGCGCAGTATTAACCTCATGCCCGATACAAGTCCCGTTAAAGTTGACGAACTTCCATTCGACAGTCGGCACACTACCCGAAATATCTGTACTTGTGATATTTGGTGATGTTCCAGTCTCACGGAAGATCGCGGCACTGTCGGTATAAATGATCGCTTTGCCATCTGAGGCATCGATGTACTGAAATGGTTCGGCATTGAAATCTAGTGCCGCTGCTGAATCTGTTCCCCTTGCCCTTGTTCCCTTGCGACTGGCAAGCCGACCGTTCTCGTTGAATATAAGATTGACTGCTTTGGTAGCCCATCCAGGCGGCAATACCTGATCGCTCGTTTGCTTGTTAAGCCCGAGTGCGCCAGGAATCGGCAGGTTTAAGGGTACAAGGGGTCTACTCATTCTCCAACCTTCTGTATCGTGAAGTATGCCTCATGTGTGAATGCCAGTCGTTTGAGCCTGGCACTCGCCTTGTATTATCCATAGCAATTTCATCACCCAATGAGGTCTTGAAGTCCCGAAAAGCCTCGGCCTGCAATAAACCACCATCTTCGCCGCGCTCGGCGATCGCTCGGTAGTAACCACCCAACATAACCGGATAACTTGGAACCATGATTTCATCACCATCAACGATGATATCGGCCTGTTCTTTGTACAAATCGATGTTAATCGTCCATGCAGCATCGGGAGTCGGGTATACGTCCAAGAAGTAATCGCCAGTTATGGAATCAACACCAGAAATATCAAAATAGAAAGGTTCACCACTCAGCGGGGTGATGTTATGCCTGTCGGTGATCCATCGGGAAGTACGCATCTGCAAATGACGATTGGTAGTGTCATTGAATACGTTAATGAGAGTAAACCCTTCTTTCAAACCAGTCAGCACATACCGGAAATCACCCGATACAGTTACGGCTTGAACGGTATCCTGTAGAGCAACCCATCGCCATGCGTTTTCAACATCACGCAAGGCCAGATTAACAAAAACCCCAACCAGTTTGGAATATTTACTCTCAGATACGGCAGTAACTTCATCTTCCCGCAGGAGGACAAGTATTTTGTTCACAGCCTCAAGATATGTCATCTTTCTCTCTCAAATGGTTTGCTGCAAAATCCGTATTGGTTATTAATCAGTCGTGGGTTTTGCCTTTTTCGCTTTGGGTTTTGCAACAGGAACGTAATTTCCCTGTGACTTAATTTGATCGTAGTGGGCTTCTGAAAACTCGACGGTCTTGCCCGTTTCAACATTTTTATACTTTGGCATGAATTACTCCTGTTATTAAAAGTGCGCCCCCGACTTAGAGGGCGCAGCTATTATCCCGCTATTAAGCAGGGCTTATCAAGCAAAGTCCGGCATCGTCGCGGAGTTCCGCTACGCCGAAAATGGCATCGGAGGTCATCAGGTCAGCAAGGTACTCTTGCTTGTATTGAGCCTGTGAGCGAATGGTTAGTTGCTCGGCAAATACAATACAATCCTTGTGGAACATCAGGGCAACCCGATAGTTGGTGGAGGCATCAGCCGCTACTTCGGTTGGGCAGTTACTTGTTACGACAACGTCCATTCCGTATAGATCACCAATGGTTCCAGTGACGGTAGGCTTGCCACTGACGAAATCAGCAGAAGTATACCCTGTGATACCCAAGATGGTATTGCGGTCGATTGGCGGAATGACAAACTTGCGTCCTTCCATCGGCACATCAGAGTCATCAAGAGTCTGCATTGCTTTGCGGATACCTGCCGCGAGTAATGCAGTACCGTTACCAGTGTTGGTATTGGCAGTCGGATCGTATGCGGTAACACCATCACCGCCGATCACACCACCAGTCCATGTACCAGTACCACTTGCCGAACCACCGTTCAATGACTCGAACTGAGCCATGATAGTGTCATCGATACGTTTGGCAATGGCATAACCCGCATCGTCGGTATAGAAGTTCCGAAGCGAATCGAGTGCCTGGACTTCCACAATATCCTCAATCAAACGAGAATATTCCCAATGCTGATCAATGGAAACGTTTGTAACGCCCTCGGTGTTAGCCTGGATCGTTACTGCCACATTCTCCGCTTTCGCAAAGGATGTACCACGGGTAGGAGTTGGAATATGAATGGTGTCACCCTTCTTTCCAACATGGTTGATTTTTGAAACAAGATTCCCCATGACAAGGGAAGTCTTATAGGCGGCGATAATATCGTCAGACCACAGTTCGGGTATAAAATTCGCACCCTCTGTGACACCAACCATACCCGTCGCGCCGGGATAGGCTACATTAGCCATAGAAATAACCTCTTGGGGATTACTCCCCTAAAAACAATTAATAGACGCGCCCTTCTGCATACGCTCGCATAATCTGATCTTTGTTCATTTCATACTTCTCAGGATGAAATGCCTTCAAGTTCTGTAAATAAGTTCGACTCAACATATTCTTTCTGCCTTCATCGAGTCCAGAACCGGAAGAAACAGTTGCTGCTGCATCACGGCCTTGTGCAATCTTCGTCTTGCGGGCATCAGCGGCTTGCTCGGATTTTTTCTGATGAATTTCTTTGTACGTTGAAACCAGTTCATCAGCGACTTCGTAATTGAATTTTTGGTCTGCTGCTTCCCACATTTTTTGCCTTGTGGGGGTAGCCGCCCTGAAAGTTTTAAACCCTTCGGAATTTACAATATCTTCCCAATCAGGATGCTTTTCTTCGAAACCAGTTCTCTTACTCGTCAATTCATTCGTTACAAGTTGGTGCTGTAATGCCCTCACCGTTGGATTGCTGTCTATCGCGTTATTAATCGCTTTAGACGGATTATCAAGTAGTACATCAGGCTCAAGAGTTTCTTCTTCTGCCTTCGCGACCGGAGCATTCATATTCAGAAGCTGTGCTTTTTCTCGGCGGAGCGTCCCAATTTCATTGCTCTGCTGACCAGAATGCTTTTCAAGTTCCTCAAAGGACTGCGCCACTTCTTCAACGCTCTTTCCTTCGAACTTCTTTGGCAACTTGTAGCTTGGTTGACCTTCTATTTCCTGCTCAAGATCATCCAGGCCTGCTAAACTGCTTGCATCAGTTGATTCTAAATCTACTACTCTACTCGCGCTACTCATATTTACCGCCACTTTGGGTTATGGTATTAAATCTATTAAGAAGGGGGCTATGCCTGCTTGCTTTTCCCTTCCCTTTTGTGCATCTTCTCCCACTTTTGGGATGCACTCGGAAAATCACCACTCCAACCTTCCAACTTAATCTTTGGGGTTGAAATCATTCTTTCCGCCATTGTCCCGCAAGCGGGGCAAAGTTGATGTTTGTCGTTAATCCCGGCAAACCTTTCAAATACTGTACCACAATTATGTATGCATTTAAAATCGTAAAGGAAACTCAATGCGCTCTCTCCCGTTCTTCCATTTGTTCATTTTCGACAACATTCTGGAAATTTGACCGGATAAGATGCTCATAATTGACTACCGTTATGCACTTTTTAATCTCTCCGCGCCTTGTTTGCCACTGGTCATTGTTCTCACACTCGGCGGCAGCAGTCGATTCGAGCCTGTCTAACTCGTTTTCATGCTGTTCAACGAATATCTTCCATCCTTTGGTGGCAAACATTTCAATCAAATCTTCGTAATAATCCTGTACTTCGCGTTCCATCAAAAATCCTCATCGAGCAAGGCCAGAACCATGAAATATAGTTCCATATCAAGCAGTTGTAATAACTGTAACCGTTTTTGCTGCATTATTCCATGTTCTCGGACTTCCTTCACCCTCGCCAGTTTTGCTATTTCTCGCTCAACAGGGTCGATTACGTCCTGTAAGGCAGGGGCTTTGTCGGCAATGGGCGGTAGCATCGGCACACCCAATACATCGAGCATTTCGGTGCTTAACTTCTTTTCTATGTCAGAACCGAAATCCAGGTGCAGTTCAAACCCTTCGAAAAATAGCCTTCTTCGCCTTTTCGGTCTGTGCCGTCCACCACCTTCATCGGGTAATGGGTTTGCACCAAGACCGAATGAAACATAAAGCCCACCGTTGCGGCCTAATCCTCGGGTGACTAAAACAGTCATGGTTTACGTCAGTGCTTCGGCTCGATCTATGCCAGAACCTTGATACGCCTGACTAGCCGCGATATCTTCCCAAATATTGCCAGTCATGAAGGCAGTAGTGCCGTCATCGTCATATAAAGTCTGGATACCAGTATCGGGATCGGTTTCCCTGCGATTCTTCAATAACTTGAGCATCAAGTCTGCCTTGTGATCTTCAAAGGCGTAAACAGGTGTACCCTCGCCCGTATCCCAAAGCAGGCCAGTGGTTGAGGAATTCAGCACAACCGGAACCATGTAAACGCCACCACCGACTTCGACTACGCCTGTGGTTGTTCGCGCGACTACGGAAGTAACACCGTCAACTTGCTCATATCCAACAGTGCCTATTGCTATCTTGCTTGACCCGAAGGATGCGTAGAAGTTAGCCATTGGCTGCTTCTTCTAATTTCTGCTTTAATTCTGCAATATACTCTACTTCCGAGCCTTTTACGCTAATGCCATTAATTATAGCAAGTAAGTTCTTATAGTCTTCGGGGGTCAATTCATTCATTGATTATCTCCATATTGGTTTAGGTCTGTTAGGGTTATATTTAAACCCTCGCTTTGATCTACTTACGGTGTCTGGAACATTGGCTGCATCTTGTCGCTTATCTTCTGATCTTGCATCGTGTTCATAGCGTCTTCCGTTGAAGACACGTTCATCTATATTCATGCGTAATTCTGGAAGCCCACAGTTGGGGCATTCAGCATTATCATTATCAGGCTTAATGGCCTTACCTTCCCAACCACAGCAGGGGCAGTCCTTCCACCACTTAATACCTTTTTGTTGAA